CCCTGGTGACCCGAATGCAGGAGCAACACCAGCAGGCGCACCACCCGGCGGACCATTGCAACTCGCAGTCATGGTCACAAAGGCTTTGGAACAATTGCCACCACAAGTGTTGCAAGCAATTGGCGTGGCTTTGGCACAAGGTGCACCACCTCAGGCGATACTAGCGCAGATGATGCAAGCATCTGCACAAGGTGGCGGTGTTAGCGGACCAACGAATGGCGCAGCACCGCCAGCAGCACCACCCACAGCACCAATGGGAGCAAAGCTACAATGAGTGACACAACTGAAGACTTCATCCTCAGCAATATCCCCGGAGTTGATGATGCGTCCGATAGTGGCGGCGCTGATAGTGGCGGTGGCAGTTCTGCTGATCGCACTGGTGGTGGCACTGGCGGAGAGCAACGCACGACGAGCGCGGAACCGAGTGGGTCAACGCAGAACAACACTAACGAAGTTCGGAGACGTCACGACGGTTTACTCGAACGGCCGAATGAAGCTGATCCGAAGACTCGTGACTTGGTCGATCCGCGCACGGGGCGGGTTGTTGCGCGGGGCGGCATCGAAAGACACGTCTTTGAAGAAGGACAACGACACGCAAGAGAAAACGCCACCCTCAAACAACAACTGAGTGCATTGCAGGCGCACGTCGGCACCGCGAGTGAAGTGAGCCGCGTCGCCAACGAGATGCAACTCAGTCCCGAGAACCAAGTTGTTGCAATTCGTGTGATGGGTGACTTCTTGAAGGACCCAGTTCGCACACTGCAATCGTTGGTCGAGGAAGTCAAGTCCAAGGGCTATGAGATTCCGTTCTTGACACAAGGTGTCACACCGGGGATGGACCTGGGTGCAATTCAGCGCATGATCGATGCCAAATTCGCACCGATCACGCAAGCACAGGAACAACAACGTCAACAGGAAGCGCAACGCGCGCACGTAGGCCAGCAACTCGACACGTTCCTCAACACAAACCCCGAAGCCAACTCCAATCTTGACGTGTTGGCACAGATGATGCAGGCTCAACCGCACCTCACGCTTCATGATGCTTACACGAAGATGATGCGGTGGTCGTATGACAACGGACTCGACTACTCGCAGCCATTGCGTCCGCAGATCGACGCACTGAATGCGAATGCAGCCCAACAACAGCAGCCTACTCAGCAGCCGAATGGTCGTCGTCCACTACCGGGTGGCAGAAGCGCGAACTACGGTGCCAACGGATTGGATACGACGCGAGCGTTCAATGAGAATACTCCGTGGGGCGACATAATCCGTCACTCGATGGAGGAATCCGGAATGTCATTCAGTTAGGAGTGTGTCATGCCTGTTGGGACCGTGGTCCCGTTGCTCGCAACGGTTCTCCACTCGACGTTGACCAAATCACGGAAGAAGTTGATCATGGCGAGCATCAAGTCGTGCTCGCTGATGGCGTGGGTGTTTGCGAATGACCGCGTGGAGTATGAGGATGGTGGTTACAATATCACCAATCCGCTCACGGTGGGACGCAATCCGAACATTGCGTCGTATCGCTACTACCAGCAGCTACCGATTGATCAGACCGATGAGTTCGACACGGTCGAGTATGGCTATTCTCGCGTTGCAGGTTCCGTCATCATCTCCGATCAAGAAGAAGACGAGAACAACGGTGCGGCTGCGATCTTCAAACTCATGCGCGCGAAGATGGACGTGCTTGAGGAGAGCATCAAAGAGAAGTTCTCGTCGTATCTATATGCAGTTGGCGGCGGGACCGATCCGCTCGGTTTGGGCACTCTCATTCCAACCAATCCGACAACTGGAACACTGGGTGGAATCAACCGCGCGACACAAGTCCAGTGGCGCACGTCAGCCTATAACTTTGCTGGCGGTATCGACTCCACCAACATCGAAGAAGTGTTCGATGATGTGTTGATGGACTTGACGCTCAAGGGTGATCGACCAACGGTGATCCTCGTTGGGCGGAATATCTATCGCACGTATCGGCAGGCTGTGCGCGACAAGTTCACGATGCCGCTCAGTGAAGGCAAAGCTGGGAAGCGGATGTTCGATCTGGGCTTCGAGGGTTGCTTCCATAATGGCATTCCGTTGATGTATGACGAAGATGCACCAGTCAACTTCGCCTATTTCATCAATGACAAGTATCTACGGCTCACCGTGCTGCGCGGCGTGAACATGAAGGTCAAGGAGTTGACGGCTCCGTGGAATGTTGACGCGGCTGGCTCACGAGTTGTGTGGCAGGGTCAGTGGTGTCTGTGGCGGGCGTTCCGCACACACGGCGTGGTGACCAACTGATGGCTGAACTCAACATCATGCCTGCTTGGCAGGCAGAACGCATCTCGGGTAAGTTCACTCGTGATGTGACACGGATCGTTGAGGACGTGCGGGTGATCAACGGTGCGAATGGTGAACGCAAGATCATCACTCGAACGCTCAAGAAGGACAAGGAAGAGTTCACCGAAGCGGTCATGTTGTGGTTTCCTCAAGGGCACTCGATGTTGATCGCGGCGGATGACCACGAGCAACTGATCCGGCTCGGCGTAATGGCTGATCCGAAGTTGGTTGACATGGAGAGTGGTGAGATCGCACCGCCGTCATATCACATGACACCGAAGGACGTTGTCGAAGCAAGTCAGAACGTCCGTCGCCGGAACACGACGACGATTGGCGGACTGACGCAGTTGTTGGAGGAAGCTTCACATGGTTAGCTTGGTGAATCCTGGCACGTTTCATCCGAAGCGTGTCAATCAGTATGTTGCATCGATGCAGTATGCATCAGATGTGAACTACGCAGCAGGGACGCGCATCTCGTTCGGGCCGGTTGCGGTTGCATCGACGAACAACATCGTCAATGCGTCGAATGTGGCTGCTGCGGTGACACTCGATCTCACGCCGCTCCCTGACATCATCGCACCGTATGGTCGATGCGTCACGGTGACCGGCAGTGCGACTATCCTCGCCGGTTCGTCAATTACGTTGCGTGGTTGGGACTATCTCGGTCAGCCGATGACCGAAGTGTTCACTTCGGTTGCAGGCGCGACACCAATCATTGGTGCCAAGGCGTTCAAGTCGTTCAATTCGGTGACGTTCGGTGCGAATGCTGGCACGGCACCTGTGACGTTCTCGATTGGACAGAACACGAAGCTCGGGTTGCCGTATCGTGCGCTCTTTGCACGAGAGGAAACTATCAACAGCACGCCAGTATCGCCAGTGGGCACGCTGGTGCCGGGTCCATTCGTGAACCAGAGCAATGCTGTTGGCGTGGTTGATCCGCGCGGCACATATCAGCCGACCACGGTGGTGAATGGTTTAGCAGTCATCACCGCAATATTCACGTTCGTGAATGATCTGTTCGGCACACCGGGTGGAGCGCGGCCCAACGATGCAGGCGGATTATACGGATTTCCACACGCCGGGTAGCCGTGTGGAGATGCAGGTTGTCGGTGTGTCATCGATCCAACACATCGACAACCTGTTAGCCGACCAACAGATTGGAGATGACCAGTGGCATTCACCGCGATCACCGATCTGGTGGCGATGGTCATCAATGAGTTGTCACAAGTTGCGGGAGTGGTGACACAGAAGTATTCGGCGCCCATCATCACACAATACTTGCAGAATGCATACATGATGGAGATCGAGGAAGTGTGGTGGCCCGACTACATGGGCTACTTCACGGCGACGGTTGACGGAACGACGGGGCGGTTGGCGAATGATTTGACTGGTTCGATCAGTTCGATTGATGACTACGGTGACATTCAGCATGTGTGGCCCGTAGCGAGCAATGTGCCGCTGATGGCGCTGCCTGAGAACGTCAATCCATCGACATTCACATCGAGCACGCAGGCTCCAACATCAACTGCGCAACCGGTCTACATCTTGCCCGACTATGCGGTGCCGCATCGACCATTCCGTGTGCTGCCATCGAACAGTGTTGGTCCACTAACGGTTCGAGCACGCCAACGCACGGCATTCCCGTTCACCAACGCAACTCGTGTTGGCATTGATCCGCTGCTGCTGATGTTCGACGCGACGTGGATGTATTGCACGAACGATGGCACGCTGCCTGCGCAAGTGGCCAAATACGAGTTGTTGATTCGCAAGCGTCGGCAGACGATGATCAGTCGGTTCAACAACCAACCAATCCCGCTCGACAATCGACTGCCAACTGACATCCTCGACATCGACCAGTCATCATCGTTCTTCATCCCGGTGACGCACTGATGTATATGAAGCGCGGCCAGCCAACTGTCAGTAAGGCGGTTCGTGAACAACTGCGCACGACAACGGTTCGTTCGTTCGAAGGAGGGCTGAATGTTGCAGACACAGATCTTAACATGTCGCCCAAGTTTGCGCGTGTCTTGGATAATCTCGAGCGCAATCTAGATGGCACTCTCTCTTTGCGCCCTGGCACTCGTCTTCGTGCTGTAGTTGCACCCGCTGGCGACGTAACTGATATTGTCAACATAACATACTTCGCTGGTTATGTCATCTCGGTGCAGAAGTCGGGCAAGATCACGCGCACGGATGCAGCCGGGGTGGTCACCGCCATACCGGCTGTTGCTGGTTCGCCATTCTGGACCGCGAACACGTTCACATCGGTCAACTTCACTGTGTTCAACAGTGATCTGATCATGCAGAACGGCGTGCAGAAACCAATCATCATCGGAGGACGCGCAGATGCACCTGGGTATCTCGCGGCAGACATCCTCCATGATAAAGGAACGCTCAGTTCAGTCAATGTCCCAATTGCAAAGTATATCGCAACGCACGGTCGATACGTCATCCATGCTTGGTTGCCTCCACAGGGAGCAGTTGCACCATTCAACAGTCGATCACGACCATCGACAATTGTCATTAGCTCTAGAGACACCGCCGGGACATATGTTGGCGATCCAGCGCCCAACGACTCAGTCGAGATTGATCTGGGTTCACGAGTGTCACTTGGGGACGCCGCAATAACGGGTCTCGTCTCGTATCGAGACAAGTTGATTGTGACGTTCGAGCGTGGCGTGATACCGCTGACACTCGGCATCTACACGACGACCGGCACGCAGCAGGTTC